AGTTCCTGTGTATGATGATGCGCTGTTAGTCATCACACCACCTTTAAGATTAGTGCCCAAGTTTGTCACTAAGTCGGCACTACGTAATGTACCATTATTGTTCGTAACACCTGTAATATTCCAACCAATACGTCCACCACAGTTAAAGAAATAACGTGCAGCATTGCCACTTGCCCAGGTGAACGTCATGGCTTTTGTACCTGAGAATGCCCCAGTACCGCCAGTAATATTGTAACCGGTCAAGGTAGTTGTTGCTAGTGTGCCCGTGGCTGCAGCAGTTAGTCGACTACTGTAAGAAGTATTAACCGCAGTTTGCAGAGTAGCTAGATAGGTAATAGTTGTACCTGCTGTTGGCGCACTAATACCAGACCCTGCACCACTTTGGTGTAGCCTAGCATTGTTTAATGTATTAACTAAACTTGCCCATTGCGTGGCTGTCACCGTTCCGCTGGCACTAACAGCACTAACAGCAGTTTGGCCGTACCCAGCACTACCAGAGCCCACGTTCCAAACTGTGTTAAGTTGGTTTGACCCATTGATAAGATTATTATAATCTGTAGCTTGGATTAATCCACCTGATGCGTATGTCATTTTTCTTTACCTTAACTGTTTAATTTAACTATAGCTTCAACGGTGCCTTCAGTCACTGTTGTTTTGTCTTCTAATGCGCGGCCAATTACATTGAACGCTGTCATTTCACTTCTGTCTGCAGCACGAGCTAGGCCGTTACCTGCACTTACTAAACGATCACCTTTCTTAACAGCACCAATTACACGAACTGGTACACGACCGTTAACTGCTACTGGTGGATGGGTAGCATTGGTACCTGCGCCGCCGTTTAGCAAGAAACCTGCAGCTGTACTTATAACACCAAATACTGCTTCTGACAATTCTTGTACTGCGGCTGTAATTTCTTTTAAGCCACCTAGTTCAACTACAGTACCCGGTACCATAGGAACGTCTGCTTCAAAGCGTTCTGCCAAGTCAGCATAATTGGCCTGTACTGATAAGAAATTACCTGTTACACCGTAGATAAAGTTCCAGCGCGAAGCTGATGTACCTAAACTCGATGCTGCATTAGCTGATGGTACAGCATACGCAGTAGTAACAGTTAAGTTACCGTTTACTACTGTCGCGCCAGTGATTGTAGTAGCACCGTTAACTGTTAATGAACTTAATGTGCCTCCGGTGGCTAAAATATTACCTGCGGCATTAATAAATCCGCTAGATATTGTTAGTGTACCAACTTGTGTAGTTGCGCCGTTAACTCTTAATGAATTAAATAAACCACCCTGTGCTAATACGTTGCCAGATGTATTAAGTTGTGAGAACACCGTACCCGTACCTGATGTTAAACTTAGAACATCAATGTTAACACCATAAATTGTATTGTATCTATTTGTAGCATTACCCAAATATGCCACATTGTTTGATGTTGGAATAATGTTACCACTGTGGTTTGTTATACCATTAACTGTTAGTGCATTATGTACAGCACCAGTTGATAAAACATTGCCCGATAGATTTAAGGACGTACCAGTAGTTGCACCAGCTACTGTTAGTGCATTAGCCACTGTGATTGTATTGGTACTTGCGGCAATAGTTAGTGCTGTGGTAGTAACGCCGCTTCTGTTTATATCTACACGAATATTTCTGTTTGATGTTGTTTCTGCAACAACCGCTGTACCGGAACTAGTATCAAATGTCAAGTCACCCCCAACAGTTAATCCGCCAGCTGCGCCAAATGCATAGTTGGTTGTTTGGCTAATATCGCTACGTAAGAATTGGCTAGCTGAGAAGCCGCCTAAAGTACTTGCGCCAGTTGTAGCACCTGTAAACTGTGCTCCAGCAATAGTAGTTTGACTAACTAAATTTAAACCTGGGATAATTGTACTAAAGCCAGGAATTGCTGTTTGTGGTGTAAATGTTGCGTCTTTGCTTAGAATAGCAACAATAGTATTTGATACATAAAATTTAGTTACATTGTGCGAAACTGCACCTGTGTCCAGAATACTTTCTGTTACCGGACCCGATGTACCTGATGTGCTAGTGTATGTAGGACCAATAGTAATCCAGGCACTACCGCTCCATACTTTCAATTGTGCATTAGTAGTGTCCCACCAAATATCGCCTGTTACTGAAATACCTGCGCTAGGCGAAGTTGCTTGTGTAATCGCACTTGAAATAGGTTTCCAAAGATTGTTTGCAGCATTGTAGACTTTTAAGATGTCGTTTACGTTATCATACCAAAGTTGACCTGTTAATGGTGCTGTTGGTGCTGTGCTATTACTAAAGTTTTCTAGTAATTGAACGTAGTTTTCATTTAAGAAAATACCATAACCAGCATAGTTTTTACCAATGAGCGTAAGACTAGTAGCAGTAGTATTAACTGTACCATCTGCGACTGTAGCTATCGATATCCCAGCTGTTGTAGTGACTGTATATGTCATAATTCTAACCTATTTAATATTATATTATTTATCTTAGTTTAACCGGCCAATCCTAACAATGATCCGCTGTTTTCAAAAGTAGTAATAGTTTCCCCACTTAGATAATATCCGGTACCTTTTGTTGCAACTATGGCATTAGCTGATCCACCAGCAATAGTACCATTGTTATTAATAATCAATGATGTTGCAGTAGAAACAGCATTGCCGCCTGGCCAAGCTGCGTTCCCTGTGGCACCTTGTATAGTTCCATTGTTTATCAAATAAATTCTACTACCGGTTGGAAATCCACCAATGCTAAAACTAGCAACATTAGCATTAACTGATGTTACCCACACCCCAGCGTTTACTGTAACTTTTACATTTAATGGTCTAATAGGACTACCCATTATAGTGTATAAGTTTGCATTAGTTACATTAGAAGTGATAACTGCGGTATTATGTAAGGTCTGCCAAGCATTGCCACTAAAAATAGTTACTGATTTCGTTTCTGCCCAAACATTGCCATCCCAAACATATATTGCTTTAGGAACTTTCCATTGATAGTTGTCATAAACATTGATAGTCATTTGTTAAATTTGATACCAAATATCACCCACGGTGGCTGTGCCGCTCGGTGCACTTGTACTAACAGTTTTTGCACCTTGACTATTTTGACCAGCAGTTTGTACATATCCAGATACAAACGCCTGAGTGGCCATGGTGTTTCCAGATAGTGTTATGCTGTTAACCCCAATGGCTACATTACCCACGGTAACCGCACTAGCTGTTACATTACCATTTAAGCTACCGTTAAATGTTGTAGCATATACTGCGGCAAATTTTGTAGCACTAGCACCAATGTCAATAGTTCCGTCAGCACTCGGCACTATTTTATTTTGTAGTGTTGTGATATCAACTAATGTAGTTGTTCCGCTTAAGGTTGTTGCTCCAGTAACACCTAAAGTACCTGTTACTGATAGATCATTATCTACTGTAACACTAGCATCGGCGCCGCTAATACCAATTGCCCTAGTTAGTGTACCTATATTTGAATAAAAATTTAAATTATATCCATTTAATAGACTTTGTACTGCTACCTCAGTGGTAGAAGTTATTTGATTTAATACTAATGCTGTGCTAACTACTAAATTACCCACACCTAAACTATAAGGAGTGCTTGCGGGTTGATCGGCACGTAAAAATTGATTAGATCCTACACCGTTAAGTTTCAATGCATTACTAGCATCGCCTGTAAGCTGCGCACTGGCAACGGCTGTTGGCCCTGCCAGGTTAAAACCAGGATAAATTATACTATATCCATTGATAGAAGTCTGCGGAGTAAATGCACTACTAGAACTAAAAATACCCACAACGGTATTTTCAATATACAATTTAACTACCACATGATCATTGCTACTAGAGTCTAAAATAGTTTCAACAATTGCACCACTGGTGCCGCCTGCTGAAGTAGTTGATGGCGGACCGATTAACTGCCAGCCACCGTTGTATGCATGCAGCTGATTATTAGTTGTATCAAACCATAGATCACCTAAACTCGACACCGCACCTAATGGTTCAACGTCTTGCGCCAACGAGCTACTAATTGGTTTCCATTTATTAAGACCAGTATTCCACACTTTTAAAGTGTTAACACTAGTGTCATACCATATTTGACCTGTTAGTTTCTGACTTGGTGCTGTATTTGCGGAGAAATTTTCTAATAAGTGAATAAAGTTTTCGTTAAGAAACGCACCATACCCAGCATAATCTCTACCTATGAGAGTTAATGCTGTACTTGTAGTATTAATCGTTGCGTCTTGTACAGTTGCTACCGGAGCACCTGAAGTAGTTGTTATTGAATATGGCATTCTTTTACCTTATGTTATTCTGCATACTGGAACCAAAAGTCGCCGTTGTTGCTTCCAATATCATTTACACCTGGGTTAGGTGCTGCATTACTTACAAATTTAGCACTACCGCCCCACCATGTAGTTGCTGTTTTAGCAAATTGTGTTGTGGCAATTAAAGTGTTTCCAGTTGTGTTATATGTTTGACCTTGTGTTGAGGCCGTTGCACCATTATTTAACACCACACCACTTGATGCGGCTGTTAAAACGGTTGTACCGTCAATGACAATATTAGCACTACCTGTGCCACTATCGTTTACCCATATATGGGTGTTATTTTGATAAATCTTATAGCTAAAGAAGCCAGAATTATTAACAACGAATGCAGTTGTAGCAACCATACTGTTAGCTGTTCCTGCTGGTGCTGTATCTGCTGTTGGTACACCATATAATACTGTGTCATTAAATTTGTTATCTACATAATTTGTCATAGCAACGTTTGCTTCATAGACAAACGCCGTAGTTGCGATTGTAGTGTTGGCCGAACCCGGATTCATTGTAACACTGCGTGGTAGGCCTGTTAGCGTAGGACTTGCAATATTTGCTTTTAATACAATATTGCCATCTAATATATCTCTAAAGTTATCTGAGTAACCTTTTAATGCTAAGTTTGCACCTTGTACAAATGCTGTAGTTGCAATACTAACACTATTATCACTGTCTGCTGGTGTAGGTGCTTGTGGATTACCTGTTAGTGTTGGGCTTGCAATGTTTGCTTTTAATACAATGTTTGCATCAACATAACGTTTAGAAGTGATACCGTCCGGTGTTACAGGATCTACACCAACTTCTACATAACCGTTTGTGCCGTCAATATGTAGATAACGTGTTTTTGTGCCGCCTGTGGTAGCATAAAGATCAATATCAGTATTACTAATACTATTCCATAGTACAAGAGTATTAGCAGAATCAATTGTTAAGTTAGCATTATTATATGCGCCAATGGTTACACCACTATTATTTAGAATAGTTAAATTGCCTGTGCCGCTATTATTTTGATTGTTACGGAAATAGTTGGCCGCCGGTTGTGCGCCTAAGTAACTAGCATTGTTAGCAGTGCCCCAAATAGTACCATTGGTACTAGTTGTGGTCATATTATAACCAACTTGAATTGAGGTAAATCCAGAAATACTTACGTTAGGAGTAAATTGGTCTTGACTGATAATTGCGGTACGAGTACCATTTAAGTATATTGATACAACATCATGTGATACAGTGCCGTCTGAAATTTGTTCGTATAAGGCGCCGCTCTTACCACTAGGTGTTGGGTAGCCCGGGCCGACTAAAATCCAACCTGCAGCATCATACGGACTTGTGCCATCGTAACAGTATAATTGTTTGTTGATACTATGCCACCAAAAATCACCGCCTATAGTAGTACTAGGTGCTGTTGATGAATATGTAGCACTACCTACGTTTTTCCAAGCACTACCTGTGTATACTTTAACTAACTTGTTACCACTATCATACCAAATTTGTCCAGTGTTAGGATTATTAGGGCTTACATTGTTACTAAAATTAACAAGTAATGCTACTAAATCTTCTGCTATGATTTCACCATAACCGCTGTAGTTACGACCTACTAAGGTTAAACTAGATGCCGAAGTATCTATAGTTCCATCTAAGATTGTTGTTAGTAGTTGTCCATCTGGTAAATTTACAATGTATGACATTTTATTATCCTAATTATGCTGTCAAGTTAGTTAGAGTTTGTACTCGAACTGTATATTCTATTTGTATTAAACGATTCAACGCTTTTTGCACCGGGCTAAAAATCACGTGTGTTAATAATGGCAAGCCGGCTCCTAAACCGCTTGCACCTGGTATGTGGCCAAATAAGCCTAGTTCATCAAATACATAGTCACCGGACAATGTTTGACTATTATCAAATACTGCTTGCCCACTAGGCTCGCCGTAGTCTAATAAACAACTAACCACAATATCAGTATACTTTAATCCAGGAGTATGATTTACAATCATTTTATTGTTCGCAGGATCAGTATTTGCTGCATTTGTGTCATCTACAATTTTATAGTATGTAGGATTATACAAGTCAGCATTAGCCACATTAGTATTTGTTGGCAGATACGTAATAACACCGGTTGGGTCAACGGTAGTTCCCCCGTTACCAAAGTGCATCTCAGTAATAAAGTTTTGACTTTTATTTGCAGCATTTTGCGCCAAACATACTGAGAAATTTTCATAGTGGATAGCATTAGTTTTATCAACAAATACTTCTTTGGTGATAGGATCAAAAATCTTAACCATACCAATAATGTCTAAGTTCATCGTTGATTTCATACTATGCTCGTCCGTCCATAAAAACTTCTTTTGTCTCTGGGTCAAATATTTTAATATGCCCTTGTATATGTATACCGCCACGCTCGTCGGGTTGTTTTTGAGGTTGTGTTTCCACTTTCTCTTCTTGTTTATTTGTATCCATATTCTTATTTATCTTATCCATAATCTACAATTATTTAAGCTGTTATAGTACCCGTGGCTGACGCAAACGGTATTAGCCCGTAAATGCTGTTAAATGTAGTAGTACATCTAACTTGATATCCTATTGGTCCTGTTGGGTACCATGCGTGCGCAGGATCATTTAAGTTAACTAAACTTAAGGTGTTATTTGTACCTTGAGCAAACTGTATTCCATCAATATAAGTCCAGCTATCAGTAATTACATTCCAAGTAATACCGTCAGCAGACCATTCCCATGTATACTTCATTGTTCTGCTGGACGCAGGTAGTAGGCTTTCAGTGGCTGAACTAGTAACAACTACACCAAATACATCAGAAATTGTTACGTTAGATGCAAATCTTGCTGTGCTTGCGTTTACTGCTAGGCTCCAGTTAGTAACCGGTGTATTGATTACATAAGTATAGATGTTTGTTGGGTCATATGATGGCCAATCTTTTATAAACATTGCTGCACTAGTTGTTGAACCAACTAATCCATTGCCTTCTAATATATTTCCTCCAGTTCCTGAATTGTAAAGTACATTAGCATTTACCATTAAATTACCGTATACTGTATCTGGTAATGTTTGGTTAGGACTAGCATCAGTTACCCGTACACCCACTGGATATAATACATTAGCACCGGTACCTTGGGTACCGCGGCGTATTTGGCCAAGTACATTTGTACCAGGTAAGTAGCTGATGTTTGCAGTACTTACATAGTTCCAACTATTAGCATTAACGTTACCAGTAACAATATAGTTATTACCTGCATAGTTAATTGCAGTGCCCGCAGCGTATGCTGTATTAGCTGACCATACCACAGGAGTATAGATATTTTTTTTGTAATACGTGATACGTTCACCGTTAATAAACACTACACCAGGGCGAGCATATAATGGACTAGGTTCAGTTAATAATGTTGCATCTATAACATAAATGTTAGCATCTGTAATACTTAAATTAGTTGATAATTGTGTGGTATTGGCAGTTGAAATCTTCAAATATGCTGGTTCGTTAACCATATTATCAAATATACGATAAGCAGCTACGTTTGCACCAACTTTAGTATAGATACGCATATCTAACGTGTCAAACGTAATACCCGGTACAAGTTCTTCCGGAGCACGGCTATGATATGTATCAATAAATTGACCACCCTGTGTTACTATATCTTCAGGTGCTGTACCCAATGCAATGTTAGCATATAGGCTATACAATGCTTGATCATACACGCTTGTTGATAATAATGCAATACCATCCTTGCTAAATTGTACAGGATCATACGGTGCAATATCATAACTACGTCCAAATAATGGATTTAGCGTAAATGGTACGCTTTGCGTTACTGATGTTGGATATGTTACTCCTGGTACTAATTGTTCTAAGCTGTCATAACGTGCTGTGATAGTTGTATCAGTAGCTAGTGTTACGTTGGTACTTAGTGTAACCTGTGTTACTTTAATTGGGATGCCGCCAAAGCTAATATTAGCCAATGTAAGATTACCACTGATTGTATCTGTTAAGTTAACGCTGTTTGTTGTATAGTTAACACTTACAATAGTGGCTTCAAATCCAATATTAGCACCAGTTACATACTGTCCAACTTGTAGACCCGACATGTTGGTAATATTTTCAATTGCAGTACTGCCTTTGTATAGATTACCATAAAAGTGTCCCAGGCTATTAACTTGTAAATTAATATTACCAATTAGACCCGTTACATAGCCCGCTTGTACACCACTTTCACCAATATACATATTTTTAGCAAGACTGGCTGCATTATACACATAGATAGTGTTTGTGTTAGTGGCTGTATTAGCCATAGTTACCGCAGTTTGTATAGTATCCACCGCCGGCATTACGTTTGCTGGCTCGTAGTAACCAATAATACGGTCGTTAGCATTGCTAAAGTAGCTTGCTGGACATACTGTATAATCACTAGGTATGAACTGTGTTGAGGTTGTGATATTAGAATTTATAAAATACGCTTTACGTAGCATAACATTGCCGTCTTGGAATGCATAGGTAATGATATCACCGCTACTTACACGACCATTAGCATCAAACTGTGTTTGAATGTAGGTAGTATTAGCTGTCCACACCTTGACATTACTTGTATAGTTAATACGGTCAAATTTAAGTGTGCTGTTAAATGAACGCACTACAGGGTTTTTCATTACTGCATACGCAGTAGCAACGGTACCTGCATTTATACTTGTATATCCGAAGCTAATTGCAGTGCCGGTAAATGAGGAAATATTAGCCGACGACATGGTAATTTGACTGTTTGCACTGTCAATTGCCGCAATCACTGTGGTTGCATCAAATGCTGTGTTTGCGCTCATTCCAGTGAATAAACCAGCAGTTGAATTAATAGTGTATGTGGATGATATTAAGTTTACATTGCCACCAATAACTACAATATTACCTACTACAGAACCATTTACAATTACAGTTGGGGTTGTGGTGTAGCCTGAGCCACTGTTTGTCACTGTAATAGAAATTAAACTACCCGAATTACCATCAAGAGTTGCAGTGGCCGTGGCACCGTTTCCATTACCGTCAGTGCTGATAATAGTTATCGCAGGTGGAAGGATGTATCCTTTACCGGCATTTTCAATTCTAATGCCATCTACTACAAGATTTCTATTATTGTACCATTGGTTATACGGCCATGTTTGCCATGTTGCTGAATCCTTGGCCACATACGGTGCTTCTCCGCTCGGACTACGGAACATTGATGTAAGACCAAATGTATCATAGTAAGCCGGTAAGTCAAAGTCTGTAATATCGCCGCCAAAAGTGTCATTGCCTGTATAATCTAATAGATATTCACGTATCTTAGTACGGTACGGTTTAACTTCTTCAATGTAATTTTGATAGTATGTTTGGTTATCAACTACATAGCTCGGGAACTGACTTAGAGTTCTTAGTTTATGTGTGATACTAATAAAGCTAGATTTAAATAACCAATCTACATAAGTTTGTTCAGTTAATAGATAGTTAATCATTACAAAGAACAAGTTATTAAATTCACCTTGTAAGGTATTTTTAAAAATGTTATTATATAATGCTTGTACAATCGAACGAATTTCTTTGTTAGGATTTTGATCGTATCTGTTGCTATCAAAATCTTGATTACCAAACCCTAAATTATTATCTACATAATTACCTAGTGTAGTATCTAATTGTACTGTACCGTTTTGGATGCCTACTACACCCAATCCACCGCCAACCTCAACTACTACTAGTTGCCATGTATTATTACCTGTAGCGTTGCGAATATAAATTACACTGCCGGCAATTGCTTGTAATGCAAGTGCATTAACTGTAGTTTCTACGCTAAAGTCTGGTTTAGTTGAAGCACTATATCCTGTAGCATACCAGTCAGCATATGACCAATAGATACTTGTTTTATAACTTTGTACTCTGGTGATCAGCCAACTCTTACTATCTGTTAATGTATATAAAACCCACAATCCGTTTTGTGATGTATCGTTTTTAACTAGTACACGGTATCCCGGTGATAACGGCAATGTGTCTATATACTCTAACTCAACTTCTGTCGACACTGCTTGATCATATTCACCTAATTTAAAATTAGGCTCTGCTTCTTGAGCATTTAATCCGGTTAAGTCAAATTGTTCAGCAATAGGATTAATAGCAAAAATATCATTAACATATTGAATCATTTCATTGACTGCTGATAGTCTATCAACAAACATACTTTGGCGTGGACGAATATCAACACCATATCGATCTGCTAAACTCAATGTTGGATCAGGCACCGTTGAACCCTGCTGGTCAATCCCTGCTAAACTGTCGACAAACTTGTTAACTAATTTAGTCGGAATCGGATTATTAGGATTACCTTTTTGTATTAACTCGTATTCACTGTGAATCAAATCAGTGTTAATTTCTAATTGATGATCTAAGTGAACAATGGTATTATCGGAACTTAGGTAAGTAGCAACATTGTAGAATACAATAGCATTACTGCGTATCATAGCCGCATAAGGAATACCTTGTGATTTAGGATTTGCAATATAATCTACGATTGCCTTCACTGGCAAGGTACGGCTCGGTATCGTGTCATCTAAATGAGTTTGATCGTATACCCAGAAAAAATACCTAGTAGTAATAATGCCTGTTGTCTGATCAACCGTAATTATTTCAACATACGCACTATCGTCTTCATGTTTAGGTATGCCCTGTAATGCTCCATTAGTGTTAACATATTGGCTTGGTAATACTGTGCTTTCTATCCATTCATACACATTAATCGAACTTCCTGGGAACAACTCACCCCAATGTAGACTACGATAGGTTAGTGAATCTTGTTCGTAATCAATAAAGCGAACAGTACTTAAATCCCACCAAACTTTTCCTACTTGTTTGTCACTCCAGTAGACACTAGAATTAATATCAGCTTCTGAGTTATATCCTTTATTATAAACAGCAGGATCGTATTCTGTCTTAAATGAAATATTTTCTTCTGCTTGTCCTAATATGCGCCCTTTAGCTGGATCAACAAATTGTAAATTTTCTTCAATTAAATTAGTTTGACTACTGTATAGGTACGCACGAGTTACACTATCTAAATCAACTTTAGGAGATTGATAACGTATTAGTCCCCAGCCCCTAGCCATCGTAGGGTTACTAAACACATAGATACTACCGGATTTAGCAGGTGCACCCGCTGGTGCCATAAATGGTGCTGCAATAGTAATATATGCCCCTTCAATATCTAATGCATATCCAAATTGACCGCCGGGAATTAATATACCCGGGTCTAATTGTTGTGCAAATGCATATCGTCCCGGATCCTCTACATCATCACGTGGATCGTCATATAATTCGTAAATGTAAACACTACCACTACCTGGTATTCTATCATGTAGTCTAGTAGACGCCGCGTCAAATACAGTTCCGTTGGTCGTAGTACTCACATCAATGGTTGTAAGTTCTTTAGTAGTGCCTCGAGCACTACCAATCACTAGCATGTATGCATTTGCTGCTAGTTTAACTTTTGTACCAAAATATTCACCAGGTAACCCGTAAGGATTAACAATAATCTGCATGAATGCAAATACAATCATTTCAGATTCTGCAAGTACACCTGCACTACTAGAATTCGTAATGCCTGAAAGTATACGTAGTTGGTCTTTGGCAACTTTAACATCTGAGTCTAAACGTAAATATCCGTTTTCATTTGTGGCTGTTACTCCTAAAATGTTAGCGTCATTTACATCTTGTACAAATTCGTCTAAGGTAGTTAACCTAACTGCAACATTTGATGCAGTCCACGAGTTATTAATTGCTACGTTTGCACCTGTTGAGAATACGTAGGCGTTTTGATATCCTGAAACTTTAACAATGTCACCTGTAGTACTTTCTGTCACTCGCACGTTAGCGCCAGTGCTTGGTTGTGTGATCCAATCTCCAGTACTTACAGTTACGTTGCCTGTTAGGCCTAGACTAATACGAACTTCAAAATTGTTTAAACGAATTGTATCAACTGGATTAAATGTTGGGTTTAGTACATAGCCCGTGTCAGTACCATACAATCTACCGCGGTTATGGAATTTCCATACGGCACCACTGTTATATTCTGTACCGTTATCATAATATGGTGCACCAATGTAAATCGCACAGTTATTACTACAAATTGTTAAGCTCGTACCGAACGCAGCGTTTGCCTGAATTGCAGCTAAGCCGCCTGTTAAACTATCTACACCGATTAGGCGTTCTAGGTAGTTAAATTTATTAACCTCAACAAGAATAACCTGGCCAATTGCAGGCGGATTAGTAAATCTGATTGTATTAGTACCTACTACTGTATATTGTATATTTTCAATACCGTCAATGGTAACTTTATGTACAGTTGCAATGATATTTTCAGTGTTATAGTCTTGGCCACCTGTACCAGCTACTGCATCAGTAACTGAATTAAATGCTTCAATAACACGATCGTATACATAAACTGCACCAGCACCCAATTGAAGTATACCGTTGATATCTTCAACGGTATCGCCGGGGGCACCAACAGCTACCTGTGCACCATCAAAACTTGAGGAAATAGCATATCCAAACTGTGCCCAACTGTTACCAGTAGGAACAGTTAATTTTTGTACCAAGGCATAGTAAGGGCGTTGCGTAATAGTAACGGTCGTTGCAGAAATATTAGCATTGCTGGCAATATTACCGTTGTTGATAAATCTAACGGTACGTGTGCTGTAATCGAATACATAGTCAATATTAGGTATAAATGTTTTATCTAAACTAGTAACTAATAAACTACTAGCATCACTACCCGAAGTAAAGTCTGGTGTAAATGAGTTTATCTGAATACTGCTCACTGCGGCATTGCTTCTTAGGTCGGTTGGATAAACACCATATGATACTAAGTTACCACTACTTAAAACACTAATGTTAGCAAGTATAGTTAAGTTGGCATCAATTACCACATTACCGTCTGTGCCTGTTGTTACTTTTACAAAGTTTGTAATGTTATCAACAACAATTTCTGTGCTAGAAACTACACTAAGAACAGAAGTTCTTGCGCCAGTATTAGCCTGTATTAATACGTCAGTTGGGTTAACTGAAATAGGACTGTTTAGGTATACAGTATTTTTGTTATTAACAGAAGTAAGCTGTGTTTGTACTGGAACATAACGTTTTAATCCGTATGCATAAACACTGTTATTACCCGGAGCACTGATGTATAACCACTCACCGTCTTGATTAAATGCCATACTGTAACCGAATTGGTCACCAGTAACATTACTTACAAGAATTTGACTACGATCAAACGAGTAGCTTGATAAGGTTTTGTCATAGATATACACGTATCCGTTTCCTGACCAGCTACTCGGAGCACCGATTGCTACTTTAGTATTACCAGCAGCTGTAGTTGCTAGATCAACTGAATGACCGTATGCATAGGTATTTGCGGCTGTTGGGGTCAATATGAGACCTTGATCAAATTCGCCTGCATAGTTTTTAAGGAACGTATTTACATAACCAATGCGTGTAGTAGATGATATAAATTTAGCGCCAGTGTCTATAGAAAGTATAGATAAGTTACCAGTTGAGTCAAACGTAAAATTATTATTGTATTGACCAGCATATATGTTTCCACCTAGGTTGCTAACTAAAGTTAAGTTAGCACCAGACGAAACCTGTTCGATATAAGCACCAACATTGGCGTTTAAATAGCCTGTTGTGGTAAATTGAATTTGTCCTTGTTGTGCTGCTCCGGCAACGATAATCAAACCGTCTGACGACATTTTTACTGAAGTCCCAAATCCGTCATTGGGCACATATTCACTACCGCCTTTAATTACCTCTTGATCCAGGCCCCACGGCGTTTGTTTTTCATATACCTTCCATGTGCCGCTAGGTTGTGTGCCAAATGGTTGACCTTGTACTGCGGTGGTTTCTGCATCTATGTCAATCCAAATCTTATCTCCAACTTTCCAGCCGTTGGGTGGATTTAACAACCCGTACACACGACTTTCTTCCATGTATTTAAAGCGCATGCTATCTAAACGGAATAACATACCACTACCTGTTTGTGTAGTTAAGTTACCTAGGTTAGTAATATCGCCTGTATATCTTACCAAAAGACTCGATGCACCAGTTACACGTAGTACTTGATAGAAGCCGTTGTAGGCCGCGTCAAAATTCTTAACTAAGAATATATCATATTTAGAAAGGCCGTGTGGATTATCTGTAGTAAATGTAATATATCCATTCAGACTATTTGTCACTGCGGTGATCTGATTATTAGTTTCTGTTACGCGAAATACATTCCAATCTTGCGTAAAGTCTTTAGCTACCCAAATTAGATAACCACTGCCCATATCTGCAATCTTATTATCCAAGTCAACATAATTTGTTAAGTCAAAAATTTGCAAATCTACGTCGTCAATATTTACATATCCTGCTGTAGGAATATCATTGTCATAGTCACTATTTTCAGTTCTGTTCAAAGCAACATTAGCAGAGTATGCACCATATGATTTATGCAATTGTGTACTATTGAATATAGTAACCCCATTGGCTAAATTATTATCGGCAGCGTCTACAAAACTCGCCACACTAGGGTTTACCCCAAATGCTTTTTCATCTAAGGCAATTTCAACAAACGGATTGCTAGTCAGTGCACCGTATTCACCAACACGCACTGCCCACTCTTCATATAGTGCAATGTTGCTAGTTAGGTTATTAATAGTTGCTTTGGTAAACGCATCAACTGCATTCTTAGTACCTTTTTGCGCTACGTAACCTTTGTAGAATTCAATTTGTGTTGTTTCTGTTAGACCTAAATCACTAAGGTATTGACGTTCTCTAAAGCCAATAAGTGCATGACTGTAGGCCATTTGATTTTTGTTACGTATCTTAGCGTAACTATCATAAAATGATTGACTTTCTACAGCAATTGTGCTAAAATTAGGCAGTAGGCCTGTTTGTATTTCGTTCTTGCCTAACACCTGCCAGTTTTGGAACTGAAATGTTCCATTAGCGGGGATATCTCGAAGAGCAGTATAATATTGACTCTTGTATTGTACCAGATCACCTTTAAGATAATCTTGGCCTTGGTACCAGGCATCTACTACGCCGCTGTTATATATGTAACCTTCTGGGCTTAGACTACCGTCCCAATCTGCGGTGCGCTGACCAATTAGTTTTAAACGGAACTGGCGGTTACCACTACTTGGTTGGTAGATAACGTCATTGAACACTGTGGTATTATCAAAAATTAGCGTATGTTCGTATTGCACCAATGAAACTTTTACATAACCGATAACACTGGCCTCATCTTGCAGCTCTAATTTGAACTCTGTAGGTGTTCTATAAACTGCATAATTGTTATTCTTAATAAGATTAAAGTTTTGGTCAACAACTCTACTACCGTATTGACTATCTTCGATGCCTTCTGTCACCGCACCGCTGGTAATGGCATTTAATGTGTTCGATACTGGACTTACTACTAAAATACTGCCCGCTTTCCATCCTTGTTGAGCCCAGTATAAGAATTCACGTGCGCTTAACCGCCAGTTTTTGATTTCATTTAATTGGGGATCAGTATCTGTAAATGTCCATCCTTGTGCTATTAGATAACGTTCGTAGCTGATCATAAAATCAACTACCTGTTGTTGCGTATTAAATTCATAACCGTAGGGTACATTCATTAATAGATTTTGATAATCATTATAGATGGTAGCTGTACTGTTCAGTACTTTAATTTTACTAGCATTATTGTTTATAATACTTGGAATGATTGTAAAGTAACTATTAAACAAATCATAGCCGCGCATACTATAACCATTATTTGTTTTTTCAATAATTAACGCACTGTAAATGATTTCATCCATGGCCACTGGTTTTTCATTTAGGAATACTTTATAGTTTTCATTAGGTATAAGAATACTATCATTGGTACTTGTTGGACTGACTTGTTCGGCTAATACTTCTAGATATTTTTGATCTGTAAATCCGCTTACCTTATAGGTTAAATTAACTTGAAAGTTTTGTACCAGCGGCAGTAGATATTTTGCCGGGCTGACGCCTTGGTTGATCAAATATTCAGTAATCCAGTTAATATAGCCTGCGCCGCGATAAACTGTACCAGCACTGGTATTACCATTATAGTCAACTGCAGACTGTGTAATCTGTCTATTTGTACTATCTTCAAGGTATTGAGTAATTTCTGTTGTAATACCCTGCACATCAGTTGAGAAAGTGTATAGTGCATTTAACGGAGTATATGAGTTTACGTCAATTAATGTACCAAAATACTTAGCTGGTTTTAATAACGCCAAGGCCTGTTGGGCGGCGAATGGAAAGTCGCTGCTCGTACGCCAGGCAAATTCCACAGGACCTTGTTGGCCAATAGCCCAGGCTGCGCCTGCTTGTTTGCTGTTAAATGTACGACATAACAATTGTGCCACACTGATTAAGTTACCGTTTTCATCTACTGGAATAAAATCTGACAGGCCAGGGCGTACATAATGTGGGTCAATGCCTTGACGATCACCGTAACGGATGTATCCTGCTTCTAAATCGTCCCATAGAACTTTATTGCCGCCAGTAAATGGTGCAGGACCATAGAAGCCTTGCCACCAGTCTGGTTGACTAGGAAATCCTAACATTTCCCAAGGTGTTAAATGCGGACGAATTGTATCATAGAAATACATATAACATGCACGCCAACTACCCGGCAACAATTCACCATTTACACGATCGCGACTTGAACTGTAGTTCCAAGTGAACGGATCATTGGGGTCAAAAGTATCATTAATAGTATAATCAAGTTTGTTGTTACCAACCCAGTTTAAGAAACTTTGACTTCGCACTTGGTTTGCATCTGCTAATGTATAATCGCTACTTCTAAATTTACCCGGAACTACACTAAAGATCTCGCTAAATGTAGTATTTGCAGATAATTTAATATTGTTATAGATACGTAGTTCTAATTCAAGTAAGAAGCTATCGCGATAGTCACCGAAACTTGGAGTAATACTACCATCGTGGCCACGAATAACAGTTGTAGATGTTCTATAAGTGTCATCTACAAAAATCTCAGGAGTGTATCTCGGCCATAGTCCTAACTTAGACGGAGTTTCTGGAATATAGTTACCATCAGTGTTACTATACTCAACAATTTTAATAATGTCGCCAACTGCCAACGCAATAGTAAAATCGATACTTGGCGTATCTGTTCTAAAGGTGTAGTCGAGCCCTTTAATAAGCTGCTGATCATTTAAATAAACCAACACAGCTTGATTGCTTAGTTTTGTATCACTAAAAATATTTGTAATTTCGTAATTTGTCTGCAACGGATCAAATACTTCAAAGCCGTCGATTGCTCCTATTTGTCCAACAATATTTTTTAACGGACCGTAAGGTACCATGTCACTATAATACCAAGGGAATGATTTATTTTTAACAATATTAATTCTTGTTAAAATCTTATCAACGCTGCCTATAGGATCTGTTGGGTCAATACCTTCAAGACTAGTGCTCAATTCTAAGAATTTGTTTTTAAATTTAGTGTATTCTTGTTGAGTATAACGAACACTGTTAATAAAGTTTGCTTGTTCGTCAATTAAAAATAAACTTGCATAAGGTACAGGGGCACTGTGTTTAAGAATGGTACCGCCCTGTTGCTTAATATCAATATCACGTAGATTACTTTGTGCTAATACATCACCTTCAACAATTGTACTGTTTTGTGCCAATGCTACTAAGTGGTTACGTAGCTGGCCTAGCGTTAAACTATCAATATCAATGTTCTGTGAATTTAAATCTAAATTTTGTGGAACTTGATAAAATGCTGTAGAACTTATTTCGTTACTATAGACTAAAATATCAATTTGATCGTTAATATTTAATGTAGTACTAATAGTGATTTGATTACCAACAATTGTCCAATCGATTGTAGGTTTTAAATATACAAAATTCTGGAATACTTTTACATAAGGAATAGATTGTTCATCGCTTACTGGTGTGATGTCTAAGGTAAACGTATCAGTATAACCGTTGATATTTAGATAATTGTCAGGGTTTGTTGGCTCAGTATAAACAAAGCTGAATAGCTGATATTGTTTGCTTTGCTCTGGAACTGTTAGCCATGTATTTTTTGGATCCAATGTTTGGCTATCTACAATTTTTTGAATGTAGCCTAGATTAACATTACGCGACACAATCGTTCCAGACTCGTCAACGTAACTAAAGGTATCAGTATTAAAAAAGTTTTGGAATTTAATATCACCTTGAGTGGTAAAATTCTTATAACTTAAGTAAAAATTAGTAATAGCATTGCCATTTGCATCATATACAGGTGCAACAGGGCCTCTACTTAACACACTATCAGTAGTTCCTGTAGTTGCTCTATCATATCCAAAGATCTGTGTGCCAATAAATGTACTACGAGTATACTGGCTTAGACTTTTACCTTGAATAACTTCTCCTGTACTTAGATCTAGTCTACTGTCTAAGACATCAAATAATGGGGGTTGTTGTAGATATTCTTTTTGTTGGCTTTGATTCCAATTAACCCCATCAAACCACCATTGGCTACCTTTATATATTCCTAGTTTAACCACTGTGGTATTGTAGGCAATAACATCTCCATCGGCCGCTTTTGTAAGTTCAACATAATAAGGGCCCGATGGTAATTGTAACGAGTTAACGCTATATTGAACTAACGTTAATAGATAAATTTTATTTTTAACTAGCGGGTCAGTATCGTTGCCAAAAATTACACGTAGACCTTCTGGGTAGGCAATATCGCCGTTACTGTCAAACAGCTCAATACCAAATACACTGGTATATATTTTACCTTGTAGGTCAATGAACGCATTTTGAATAGTTGTATCTAATACGTCAATTGGTGCTTTAGCAATACGCCCATCATTGACCAATTGCATATTAGATTCAAATTGTACAATAGGACGTTGGCCACGAATACCATTATTAAAAGTTGGAACAGTGCCATTATAGGCTGCTGTAGCAGTAATTACATCAACATGGAACCATCGATTGCCGCGAGACCATGCATTGCGTTCTTTACTTGCACGATTGATGGTAATGTAGTCGGGGAAATATTCACCTGGATAATTTATTGCTATTTCATCAATATATGCTTCTGGAGTTACTAGCTCGTCAACTGGTACTAATTGTATTCCGCCACCGATATCACCAACTTGTTCAACATAAAATTGACGATTTTGATAGTATGCTGGGGCTACATCATCACCAAATTGCACTTTAAGCCCTGATGTGAATTCAATACCATTAGGACTAGTATAGTTTTGCTGACCTATGATATCAGTCTCTACATCTATTATCCACCCAGCATATTGAATAATTTTAATCGGAGTATAGATATTTGGCGCAACCCCATCTTGAATCCATAATTGATCATTTTGTGAAGTCAATAAAGGAACCGTAGCAAAGAAGCCGTCGTAATCTTTAAAGAATTCTTTGTTAGCATTTGCAATGCCAAGTTTAATATAGATCTTCTCATTAACTGCTACATCTTGAGTATGAACTAGTTTAAGCAACGGGTCGCCAGATGCAATGCTTGTAACTATAGTTCCGGCAGCAATGTCTGTGTACGATGCTGTTACATTCATTACTCCTGTATCGTTGGTTAAGGTAAATTCACTTCCACTAACCGTGTCGCTGATTGTAAATGTTGTTACTGAAGTAACATCTTTAATATAGTAAGTAGTACCTGAAATTATTCCTCCCACTGCTGGGTTTCCAACAAATACCACAGGCATATTTGCTACTAAGCCGGTTGTAGTTGTAACAGTGATCTCGTTGGTACCAGATGCAGTTGCAGACAGTGCGGTTATGACATCTGTACGTTTTATAGTCGCATTAGCCGATACCGTAACAGTGTTAGGAACATAAACATATTCTTGTCCTACAGTTGCGTCATATAATAATGATACTACTTGACTTCCTACTGTTAAACTTGTACCAGCAATAATATTTGCAGCAATAGCAGTATCTAAACGTAATTTTTGACCAATGTCAACATAAACCACACGCCATACGTCATAACGATCTTCTTCAGCAATGACCGCATTGGCATCATACCCCGGAATAATATCGCCGTCATTGTCAACTACTACTGGATTCGTCCAGGCTTCTTCACCTGCATTTGTCCACGTGTTAACATCGACAAATATAGTATATCTGCTGTTTAGTTGACCTGTGATACCTGCATATTGTGGATATGCGGTTAAAAATTGGCTTAATGTTTTATTAGCTACCTGACTGTACGGGATAGGAGTAGCATAGTCTACACTAAACACAGTAGGCATATTGACATAACGATCTTGTGCGTAGGTTTGTGGTACTTTGAATGTTACTATACCGTTATCAGCACCGTTATTTTCTACGCCAAATACATCGCGTGAACTTAAGGTAGGAGTAGCACTAACTACACCGTCTATACCAGTCTCTGTTTGAATCCAAAACGGCACACCCGGTTGGTCAACTACAAACTCATAAACTCCGCCGCGGGCACAAATAATACTGTTATCAACAACACCGTTGTTTCTAAATATATAACGACCGTTAGCAGCATCACGTGTCACGGTGTAGGTAATCGTTAAATCAACCCCGCTAGTGCTTACATCAACAGGATCGGGCCCATCGGGCAACCAGTAGTATTGACTAAAATTAATTAATTTGTCGAAACTAATTTTAGGATCAAACGTATAATAATCTTGTTCAAATAACCGACTGTGATTATTTGTTAGCCCACCGTAATATCCAATTTTATCTAATAGGTCAATATAGTCAGCAACAAAGGTAACATTGTTCTGTTCATCTTGAATTACAACCCCCGGCTCCAACTGGTAATTTTGTCTAGTAGCGTTATATTCAATAACATAACTATCACTAGGTTTATATGTAGGAGCAAATTTACGACCGATATATCCGTAAAGCGTTTCTAAGTTTGGTTCAGTTACTAACTGATCCATTGTAGCAGCTAAGAATTTCTTATTAGCATCACTTTGGAATACGGTAGGTAAAAATTTGTAGGTTTTTCTTGTTGCCATGCTAGTCCCGTCTTTTTGTTAACTTACTATGATTGCACCAGTTTGATTTAATTGTGCCGCAGTAATTGCTGTAATAATTTGTACGTTGTCTACTGTGGCTGCGCTTGTAATAATTTCATTGATGTTAGCATTTACCTGTAATAAACTACCAAATGCATCTGCTTGATTAGCAGGAACAATGATAATGCTAGAAACATTAGGACTTAATTGAACATGTAGATAACTTGCTAGTTCACTAAAGTAAAAAGTTTCGCCGAAGTCCCAGTTTGAAACATCAAAATATGTGTTAATGGCAGCAATTACGCTGGTTTTAATTTCGTTATCACTGATCACTACGTTAGGATTTTTAACGATCTTAAACGTAGCCTGCAGCGTAGGTATTGCCTTGCTACCAAATAAAGGTTTAAACTTAGCTGGATTATAAATGATAGTGTCGCTAATTGCTTTGTAGTTGTCTAAGGTGCTGTAATCAAGTTGCAATTCTTCACTAGTAGGTGCCAGCGGCTGTGCAACTTGTCCAGATGTATCTTGTATCCATGTTAAGTAATCAATTGAATATTGCTGTGTTAATACATACAAGTCGATAATATTATTTGGGCTTGGGTCAATACGTCTGTTATTAGGACTGTTATGACGATATTGGAAGTATAAATCTTGACGACCCAGTTTAGCTGTGTACCCCGTAACTGTGTTAATTGCAAACACTGCACCGCTTACAGTTAATTGATAAAATATATCTAAATTAGGAATGTAAAATAATTGTCCTGTTTGATATAGTGTTTTTGCCTGTTCAATTGCACGCAAGGTATTGTATGATGACACCACGGTGGCATTATCCACAGGAGTTTGAATAACAAAGTTATCGTAACTTACAGTATCTTGAAAGTATACATATTTTTCAGCTGTGTTTACTGTAGGGTTAACAATGAGATCAAACAGTTCGGGATTATCAGGTATGCCGTCATTGTCGCTATCGCTGAATGTTATATAAATTTTATCAATGTTTACATACCCGTCAACTTCAGTAATTGACTTATTGATGTACCATATATAATCTAATGCCAATGGGTTGCTATCATCGGGATTGCTGTTAACTTTTAACACCTTAATTTGATCGTGTACTGTTAAGCCCGTTTTAGCATCAAAAATCTTTGTGGCGCCATCATAGTAGAAATTAGTTTCTAGTACACTTTCAAATACATAATTTAATCCATGATACAATACAGTGTATGTTTTACCTACTGTTTGGAATGCAATAATCCAGCTAGCGTCTTTGGCTTGCCCGCTAGTGTCTCCCGCCCATGTTAGTCCAAAGTCACTGGTTAAGTCTAAGTCTGTTGGTAGTATAATTTTCCAGGTGCCGGTGTCTGTATCGTAGCGTAGACCAAAGTTGGCATACGCTTGTATGTAGCCCACCATTGATTGTACTAATGCGTTAGGGAAATCAACATTAAACACCGCAAATACTTTGTCACCAATAACAGTTTGTGCATTACCGTCTAAGCCAACTGCTGGAATAATTTGATTTAGTGTAACCGGTCCTGCACCACTGGCTAAATTACCTTGCCCACCATTGGTGCCGTCACCTACTACTAATTCAATAGCTGCATATACATAATATTTGTCTCCCGATTTGCTAGGAGTGCCTGTGCGTACATAGTTTTGGCTATCAAAGTAATTGCCTGTACCTGCACTAAATCTAATAATCGCGCCCTGGCGAATGTATTTGTTGCTGTTGGCAACTATATCACCAATTTGTAGGATATTGCCTGCTACGTCAACAAAAAAGCCAGTACAACCGTTGGCAATTGTAGTTGATGTGTGCCAATATACATCTGTCAAAGTAATTAACGGATAGTCAGCGTAGAATAATTGTTGCGTTTCTGTTGCTTGTGCAATAGGAGCAACACGATCATAAATTGTACGATAGATGTCGTTGGTTGTAAAGAAGTCAAAACTAAATGTATCAGTAAAGCTATCACGATATAACATACCATCTTGTGAAAAGATGTTAGTACTTGAATATTTGCCAGTTGCGTCAATGACATCTAAGTAACGACTAACACCAGAACTTGTACGGTTAACTGCTTTTATTTTTAAAATATTACTGAATAGTGTGTAAGGTAAGATATTATAATCTTCACCTGTGATCATACGATTCTGTGTGTAGAATTGTTGTGGAGCCTTTTGTTTAATATCATCTAGACTTTCACGTGTACTTGAATTAGCAATAGTATATTGCAGACTAGCTGAGATATTTAATACCTCAACCCGGCCCGATTGGCTAACATAATTAATAGACATAACTACACCCTGCATTTCATCGGGTGTAATTTTATACTGTAGGCCATTTGATGCTCTATAATATACACGGAAGTTGCCTTGCGGGATATTACTAAATGCACCGTCACCAAATACTAGATCAATTTGATCAGCGGCTTGTGTGTTTACTTGATAGATATTCCGATTTGATGTATTGTTATAGATAACGTTAGTGTTAGCTACAGCAGGAACCTGTGTCCATAGCTGACCCAAAGTTCCGTCACTGTTTACACTGTATAACCAAACGTCACTATTATTGATGTTGTTTACGTTAATATTAAAAATACGGTTAGGGATACTTTCTGCAAAGTTAAAATCACGCGATTGTATAATACCCTGTACAAAGTACAAGAAGTAACCTGTGTTATTGCTACTGTTGCCTAGACCGTCATTTCTGTATAAGAAATTAAACGGTGCTGATACCAATGGGGGTGCTTCGTATATGTAGCTTTCACCTGTACTAGTAGGGCTTACAAATTCAAAGTCCATACTTGTGCCAGCCACTGTGGCTTTAAATGGATAAACTGATAATCTACCAGGTACATAATTTATGTTATATTCTTCTACGTTGATACCTGCAATATTCTGACTACCTGCAGGTTTGCCAATCATTTGATTGCTTTGTAATGCGGCATTTAAAATAATAGTGAATTGTTCTAACCAATTGCTGTTAGCACTGTCTGCCCAATTAACTACTAGTCCGCTTAGATTGATGCCGTTGCTGTCAAACACTGTTTCGGTTGTTGACACACTGTCAAATTTTAAGTAACCTTTGCTATTGATATTACGTTTAGGATTATATGAAATTAATCGTGCTAATTTAAGAACACTGTCACGACGTTGTGCAGTGTCAATAAAGTTTTCACGTGCGTTTAAGTCGCCACGGAAGGCCAATGATTGACCTAAGAAGGCAATCATATCGATTAGTGCAATGAATTCACTTGATTCAATATAGTCGTTGAAGTCTTCTGGGTAGTATAATTGAAGGTAACTAATCATACTAGCACGAATCGTTTCGTAATCGTAGCTTTGGAAGTCGGCGTTACGGAAGGTTTGATAGACTTTTGTCCAGTCCTCTGCAACTAATAAACTCGATTGTCTTGTGGTAATTGCCATACATTATTCCCAATATAATGTATTTATCTTAGAAATAAACTGTGTAGTTAATTACTGTGCAGAAAGAGATTGGGATTCGCCGTTAAAATTTAACAGCATTGTATTGATTTGATTAGTTGGAACGTAGCGCAATTGTAGTTCAATTTGAATACCTTGGTCGTATTCTGTAACTATGATATTATCAAAACTAACACGAGGATCATAACCAGCAACGGCCGATATGTCTGCAATGATCACACTTTTTAAATCTTCTGTGAACGGCTCATACAGTACATTCCAGATAATTGTACCAAAGTTTGGGTTCATCAACTTCTCACCTTTACGGATGTTGAAATGATTTATAATGTCTTGTTTGATTAAGTCAAAGTCAGTCAAGCGGAAATTTTTGCTTGCTCCTAATGTACTAAATCCTTTATAAGTTGCGCCGGCCATATTAATATTTATCCAGCATTGATACTTGGTAGTTTGGGTGCCAGTACGCTGACCGCATACTTGCCTTGGTTAAACAATTCTGCGCCAGGTCCACTACCAGATCTGAATGACAGGGCAGCATCTGAACCCAACTTATGAGCTACACTCATCATTCCTGCTACATCAGCTGGTGTTTGATCAGCCGTAATTGCACCGCTAGACAGTAGGTTAGTGTAATTTTGATTAGTTACTGCTGACATCACACTTTCTTGTTCTGTTTTGTTGCTTAAAAAGCTAGTTGCATCGGTGATACTGTTTTTGTTTGTCCAGCTATTAGGGTTAGTCAA